CTAAACAAGGACACCTGGAGCAACGGCGAAAACCACCGCAGCCTCTCGGCTGCAGGCGTCGGCGCACGCTGGGCCGCGTACGGCTGGCAGATCAACACCGTAGCCGCGTGGAAGCTGGGCAACGCTGACGCGCAAAGCGACGTCGAGCGCAGCCCACGGGTTTGGGCGCAGGTGGTGAGGTTTTTCTAGTAATGAGCCACTGGGCCTGGGCCGCATAAAGTAAAGCGCGGCACCGCTGGCAAATACTTCGACGTAGCATTCGTGGGGTGGGAAGAGCGAGATAAGGCGGTCGGCCAAGCGGCGTTTGGGCTCAAACTCAGCCACCGTGTCAGAACCCACGAACGTGACCATCAGCTGCGGCAGCATGGACTCGATGGTGTCGCGCACATCTGTCGAGATCACCGACGAACGCCCCTCAACCTCAGGCGGCGACAAGTCATCCGAACAATCCGGCGATGTTTTGAAGCGCTCGGACTCCAGGCGCTTTAGCCAAAGGCAAAAGCCGTTGCGCTCCCAATACAAAATCTTCACTCGGTTTCGAGGCTTGTTGAGGAACACGAAAAGCACCGGGTCAAACACTGCGACCTTAATATCCAGTTCGACCAAAGCAGCGAGGCCATCAATGGATTTTCGGAAGTCGACGGGCTTGGGGTAGAGATAGACTTTTTCGACTTTTGCGTCGGGATGCATCATGAGGCGCTGGCTCCGGAAAGGAATCGGAAACACAGCATCGGGGATCAGGTGATGACTTTGAATGTGGGGTTTATGGAGCGCTTACTGTCATTTCGTGCCCTTAACAACACATCCCAACTCTTCTTGACCACCGCGTGGGCTTCTTCAACCCAGACGATGTCAACGCCCTCACCCTACTCGCTGCATCCGGTAACCGGAGGGCGGCGCTTACCCGGAGTAACCCCATGACCAAGCAAGCACAGCAAACAGTACTCGCCGCCGAACTCCCCGAGCGCGGCCAACCTCTGGCCGGCGGCGTGTTCGTCACCCGCTACTGGCTCAACGGCGTCGAGCGCGCCCTGATCCTTCTGCCTGACGAGCTCAGCGGCCCGTGGGGCGAGTACGGCGTCGAGATCAAAGGCGCGGGAAGCTACAGCGACGGCGAGGCGAATACTGGCTGCCACCGTTCTTCAAGCAGGGCAGCAGGATTTGCTGGCGCGTCAGCACGGTGCTCAAGTTCTTAAAGGAGTGCGAGGAAGGCCAGCACACGCCGGCGCGACCGGGGCGGAAGCGTCAGACGCCGCCGACGCTTTCCCGTGTCGGTTAACCGAGCTTGTCGGCAAGGGCGTCAGGGCAAAGGTGCGTGTACCTGCGCAAAACACTGAGGGTGCGGTGCCCAGTAATGGAGGCAACTTCCATGAGAGCCAATCCCCTTTCAAAGAAGCGCGACGTACCTTCATGTCGCATATCGTGGAAGTGGAGATCCTTTACTCCAGCCGCCCGGTAGGCGCGAAGGAAATACTGGCTCACGGAGTACGGGGCCAGGGAGAACACTTGGCCATCAATGCGTGCAGGTAACGACTCAAGCAGCGCTCGGGCCCTGATCGACAGCGGCACCAGCCGGCGGCTGCAGTTCTTGGTGTCCTCCAGCAATGCATGCTTGCCCTTGATGTCCGCACGCCTGAGCGTCAGCAGTTCGCTACGGCGCATTGCGGTCTCTACGGCAATCTCAATGATCACTGGCATCTCGGAATGGATTGCACCAGAGGCCTTGATCACGGCTTTCAATTCAGCAGCAGTCGGTCGGCGGTCACGCTCACGGCTACCCTTGGGCATCCGTAGCTTTGCGACCGGGTTGCTCAACCCCTCAATCCCCCAGTCCTTGATTGCCACCGTATAAAGGTGGCTGATCAGCGCCAGCGAAAGTCGCACGGTGTTAGTGGACACTCCCTCCGCCAGGCGCGCGTCTCGGTACTCGGCAAGATCCGATGATCGAAGCGTAGCCAGCGACTTGCACCCATATTTCCCTTCTGACCACGTCTTTATTCTAGTGCGCTCCTGGCGAGCGCCCTTCTTGTTCTTGGATATCTCCCTCTCGTAGCGCTCCAATGCTTTCGCGACAGTAGTGGCCTCGGCCTCCCGCGTGTCTACGAAGCGCTTTCGCGACATATCCCCCTCGATTTCAGAAGCCCACCGCTGCGCCTCCGCCTTCGTATCAAACGAAGCCGAGAGTGCCGGGTATCCTTTTTTGCGGATCTTGGTCCGCCATGTCCCATTGGGACGCTGTTCGATAGTCGCCATGCAGCGGATTTTGCCGATCAGCCCTGGGACATGCAAACAGTGTCGCTGTCCCAGGATTGTCCCAATCGGGGCGCCTAGCAAAATCCGCAGGCATAAAAAAAGCCCCGCAAGCTCAATGGCTGCGGGGCTTTAAGAGTGGAGGCCGAGGTCGGAATCGAACCGGCGTAGGCGGATTTGCAATCCACAAAAATACTTAAATATTTCAGTAGCTTGCCTACAAATCAATTCCGCACATCAAGGATTTTCAGGGCACTGGAGCCCCATAGATTCAGGCGGCCCCATATCTATTGCGGAATGGATTTTCTACGGTTCGTCGCCTGAGGTCGCACGGGGCACAAAGCTAGTCTACTGTATGCATATACAGCACAAAGGCACACCCATAATGATCATCGATGAAGACACCTCAACTTGGCTCGGCTGCCCCACGCCTCTGGAAATGTACAAGCACCAGTGCGCCCTGCTCGAGGACGAACTCAACCAGGCACAAGTGATGCTGCACAAGGCACGGCGCAATATCGCCGGCTTGGTCCAATTAAGCGATGACCTGGCAACCGGCAAAGCATCCGCCGAATTGGCACTCAAGAAAGCACTGGAAAATATCGGCAGGCTGAACCGGGAAAACTCTGATATGGGGCGAAAGATCGCCAGCCTCGATGTGGTCGCCGATCAGCGCGACCACCTGTTCAGGGAGAACCAGAAGCTGTTGATGGAAAGGAAGCCGGTGCAATCGTCCTGACGTACGCCTGGCATGCACGCAGCGCAATCAGTCCTTGGTCACCGGTGTCGGTGATGGCGATAATTCGTTGAGCATGCGCTGGGTCAAGTTGGGCTCGACGGGCTGCATGAACCACGCCGGCGGCGCCGGTGGCGGCAGGCACGTCGCAACCACTGGCTGAATCCTCGAGGAGGACTGACAGCCGGACATCAGCAGTAGCAAGCTGGTCACGCAGACGATCCTGGTTGCGCTGAGCATCGGATAATTCCTTGGTGTGTTGTTGGTCCTGGACGGCGAGCTTCTGCTCTGTGGCCAGGCGTTTGTCCTGTTCGGTGCGGGCCTGGGATGCGGCGGCACTGCTGATTGCCGCCAAGTCATCCGTGTGCAGACCAGCCTGTTCGGCCAGCTGCTCGCCCATACGCCAGTCTTGCACCTGCCAGGCGCCCCCAAAGCCGATGGCAAGCGCCAGCAGGATCGCGGCCAGGATTTGCCCGGGCGTCATCATTGCTCATCCTCCCAGTCAGGTAGGTCAACAGTTTGGCCCGCCAGATCGTGCGTGCAGTCGCCAAGGAACTGGATGCGGCCGTCTGTCACGAATGAGTGGCAAACCCTTGGACCGTCCGACCAGTTGTATCTCACCAGTACCGACGGCGTGAACGTGGGTGCGTCGGCGTTCCCGTTGTAGCCCCAGCGCGAGCCAGGCCCATCTCCAGTGGAGATGCCGTGCACCATGTCGCAACCCGGGCACTCGAAGAAAAGATCGCCTTCCTTGGCCTGGGCCAGCACCCGCGACAGCCTGGTGAATCCTGTGCCGCTCATGCCAGCACCTTCAATGCCTTTTCGTACAGCGCCTGGCGATCGGCCAACCCATTCAAGCCTCCATTGATGCGTCGGGTAATCTTCAACAAGTCGCCCAGATCGGCCAGTGTGTTCAGCCCTCGACTCGACCAGAACCAGGCCGCCGACAATGTTGCGCACTGCGGTTGCTCAAGTAGCTCGGGATTGCTGATCAGGTCCAGGCCGAGTGCTTCCCCGCACGCGGCGTAGTTCGCTCGGCCGGTGATCTGGATCAGACCCCGGCCACGGTATTTGGAGCCGTCACCTTTCACTGTATTGCCCAGATCAGTACGGCCTTCGTAGCCTGCCTGTTGCGCGGTGGGTCCCCAAATCTCGCGCACGTAGCGCAGCTGGCCCGACTCGTGACCGACCTGGGCGATGAACGCTGCGATACGCAGACGCGTCACAATTCCGTACTTATCCATGGCGGCGTTCAGCACAGGAACAAAAACGCCGGCTTGGCGGCCGGCGTTCGGAAAGATTTGCAGCAACTGCTGCTCAGTGATTGGCATTGCTTCTTCTCCAGAAACATCTGATTACAGTGCAGGACCAACTAGTTACTCAAGCGGCACTGGTGGCTCCGGCCATTGCGGGGTGTCAGGCCAGCCGGGCTTGTCTTCTGTCTTGTTGACAGCAGCCCGGTATTTTTTCCACAGGGTCAACAGGGCAGCGGCTTCCGACGTGGACTCGTCGTTGTCCACGTCGTCCTGCAGCGGGTTGATGCGCAGCGTTGCGTACGTCAGCAATCGGTCGCGCTCAATTCTGGCTCGCGCCAATACCTCGACTGGCAATGGCGTGGGTGACGGAGGAGTCCCATCCGACAGAGGCCAGAATGTCTCGGTTTCGTAGTCTGGGTACGTGGCATTCGGGTTTTCAGGATCCGGTTCTGGACCGTCAACCATCTGCTGATATGAGTTATCAAGTTTAATTGCGTAACCTGGGTTATTGCCCATTATTGAGGCACCTCAAAGCCGTGAATAATTAATGAGCCGCCTGCGCCGTTGCAGCCCCAAAAAATTGCGTTGGGTTGCTCAAGTACCAAATCGTACGCAATAGTCATAGCAAATGTAGTTGCTTGCGCTCCGGCCGCCAAGGGCGGCGGGAATGCTAAAGAGTTCCAGGAGGAGCCATTATTGGCCGTACTTACTACAGCGGCGGTGCCGTTTTGTGCTGTAAGTCCAGCCGATACAACAAGCGCCCCCGGACATACAACTAAGTTTATTGCCAGCTGCGTTGCTGGATTAACGCCTCCAGTACTCCCGCTAGCAATGAGCATGGGTGCCGTCAGGTTAGTGCCAGCTTTTACGACATATCGCCATTTGACTCCGGCCTGAGTGAATCCAAGTGGGAATTTACTACCGCTAGCATCAGTGCGGAAAACACTGATGAGTGCCCACGAATCAAACGCGGCAGTTGGTGCAGTTGGCGCGGTAAAAGAACTATCGCCAGTAATTCGAATGCGATTAAGAGATGTGCTGTACCAGGCATAAACTGCATACCAAGTGTTTGCAGCCGTTATACCTGATGCCATTCCATCAACAGAGGCAGACGCTACCGCGTCCGTGTTCAGAGTAAGGCTTACACTGCCAATTGCCTGGGCATCACCTGCCGAATTTGCAACGATGACGTTATCAGCAGTTACCTGCACACTAGCAGAAATACCGTTAGCAGAGACTTTCAAATTCTTCGAAAGGCCGCTAAAGCTTTGTTTGCGCTGCACAGGCGAAATTGGGAGTTGATTGAGTAGAACAAAATCGGTGCCATCATAGGCTATGTCGGACACCATCCCCGCAATAATAACGGCCGGAACTTTTGCCCCCGAGGCGTCGTATTGTTTAAGGCTTCTCGCTCCTATTGCATTCAAACTTATTGTCGGGTTCGCGCCACCGCCGACATGGAACGTTACGTTCAAACGCAGCTTGGCCACGTACGATAGCAGGCCAGGAATGTTCGATACGGTGTATGCAGTGGCCGTACCCCCGGTGGTACCTGCGCTGAGTGTTTGGGTTTGAACAGCAGCAGCAAGTTTTTTCGGGGTAATCGCTGTCGCATCATCCGTGCCGGTGTTGGTCTGAGATAGCGTGGATATCTTTAGCCATCCGAATGATGTCTCTGTGGCCTGGGTCACGACCTTTGCGATTGCCTGGAAAACACGCAGCGGGCTCATAGCTTTGGTAGTGTTTGTCCCTCCCTCTGCCTCAACCTGAGTTGCAAAAGCAACAGAGGATGATGAAATCTTCCGCTCAATAGCCGCGCTCAGCTGGGCGTTGTTATCTTCGTCAGGATCGAGGCCGGAGTCCTGAATTACTTTCAGAATTTCCTGGGTTACAGCGTTGCCCCAGGCGGAAGGTATCAGCGAGCCAGGCGTACCGGCGACTGCGTCCTCATCAATAAATTTGCCATCTACCAACCCAACGCTGGGCACACTTTTCGGAAAATCCACGGTTCTACCCCTCAGTCGTAATTGATATGCACAACGGTGTGTGCCGGCGCCGGGCGCCGGATAAGGCATTCCAGCGCGTTGCCCGGGTTGGTGCCGAAACGCTCACCCCAATAGCTGACCCCGAAGCGCCGGCCCTGCCGCTGCCGACCTCCGGTGTTCAGCGTCCACATGAACTGGGCGTTCCAAGTGCCAAAATGAGCAGAGCCAAAACGAGAACGCCCCATACGGGGCGCTCTGTGCTCGGTGATATTTGCGTTCGGATAACCCTGGCTCACCGCGATCTCTATGAAGTAGCCGCGGCTCTGCCCACCCACCTCAACCAATCTTCGGCGAACCGCCAGGCGTCGATCTTCAAACGCTGGGTTCGGCCCGAGGCAGGTATCCGGCAGACCCATGATCGATTCCCAATCGGGAACGAGCTCGCTCACCCACGCCGGGTCCATTTCATTCAGCAACGCCACAGCTCGCGCATCCAGGCGCGAGAACTCCAGCGCCACCCCGGATAGCACCAGCGCCACCTCTGGGACGAGCTCAGGATCCCAAGCAGGGCCCGCCGGCAGCAGACCCTGAAGCTGCACGCGATACTCTTCCGCCGTTCTGATCACAGCCATGTGATACCCCCGAAGGTCAGAAGCTGGTTGGCCGCCGGCACTACGTTGGCCGCCGGCACGATGAGCTGATGATCGGTTTCGCCGGCCGACCCACTGATAGCCTCGGCTATGTGGGTGAGCAAAAGCGTTTCGCCGAGTCCCGCCTCCCGCTCGTGAAGGTCAACAAGCTGGGCCTGGATAGCAGCACGTACTGCTGAGGTGTCGGGTACCGCGTGGATTTGATAGACCACCGGGACCTCAACCGGGGCCAGCACATAAAGCTCAGCAGTAACTGGCCGTAGTGGCTCTATATAGGCCTTCACCTCTGCCAGTTGCGCGGGGTTCGGCACTGGCTCGGCGTCGCCATCGCGCATCACGAACAGACCAACAGTGCCTGGCCCAAGGTAATTGCCACGGCACCATGCTCGCGTGACACCGGGCACCTCAAGCGCCCAGGTTTCGTAGTCATCTTTTGAACCACCATGCGGGATCACTCGGTAGGACCGAACAACGCGCGCACGAAGCGATTCAACGCTTTCTTGAGTAATCCCTCCGGTGAGCCCAGGGGCTAGCACTGTGAAGGTATTCACCACCCCCTCCACTGGCTGAATCAACCTCAACGTCAGACCTGCGTCGGCATTTCCGAGAACACCAGCATCAACAGCGGCAATCGTGGTGGTGTTCGCACCAGCTGCAGTCGTTACACCTGCAGTGACTTTGTAGGACCGGCCATCATCGGCCTGGAGCACCACGTCAACATCGAGCACCGCCAGGGCAGCAGCAGTGAATCCGACCGAGCCTTCGGCGGGCTGTGCCGGATTGCGAGGCCGGCTCAATCGAAGGATCGCTATGCGCTCAAGGGTTTCCTCGTCAGCGCGGTCGGGCAGGATCTGGTCAACGATCCAATCGAGGTATCCGTACAGCCCGTACGCGGTGCCGCTTAGGGTCCTGGACAGCACCTGTGCGTCAGATCGGCGCAGCACATCACTGGCTAGGTCGCTTTGAGTGCGGCTTATGAGTACCGGCAGAGACGGCGTTTCAAACGGCATAGATCACCTGCCATGAAGAAGAGGGTTTGATTTCGAGCCGAGCGCCGCCAAGTATCGTCAGGATCACAACCAGGTTGAGGCGGTTAATTCCAACCTTCTCACTGCTGATATCGATACCGACCACCTGCTCATCAGTGAGTAACCAGCGCAACGCCTCATCGGCGTAGAACTCAGCATCGCGCTGGGTGGCCTCGGTGAGCTTTACTCGGCGCAACAGCCACAGGCGGGAGCCGATCTTGTCGTCAGCGGTCGTTGGGTAACTGTCGCCCCACCAGCCATAGCGTTCGTCGTCATCGACAGGATCATCCGTCGCCGCGCGCCGCCAGGTAAAAAGGCTGATCATTACCGCGCGCGTGAGACCGGCCTCCAACGTGTTTGAAATAATCATTCAGCCTCCGGCACAGGCGGGCCACTTTGGCTGTTCCCGAACATCACGGAGCCATGGACATGCTCTATCTGGCTGACACCGCCTGCCACTTGGTCGCCATCGGAAATGATCCGGCCGGTCTGGGTGATCAACGGGGTATCAAAATTCACTGACGTGCCGGCCTTGATGTTCAGCGTTTGGGTTTCGATGTCGATCACTTGGCCACGCTTGAAGTGGACCTTGTCCCCCTCGTCCGTGAAGATGACCACCTCGCCCGGTGCGACCTCGCTGATGCGGTAACGGCGGTCAGAAGCGACCACAACAACCGCATGGGAGCGATCGCCACCCAGGAACGCTGTCAGCACTTCGGCACCCGCCAGAGGATTGCTGGTGAAGCCGTAGGGTTCGAAATGCTCCACACCGTCCTTCAGCTCACCCGCCGTCAGGCGAATTTGCAGCGACTGCATCTTCTTCCCGGCGTTTGCGAGCACGACGGTGCCGCGGGCCAGCATGCTTTTCAGGCTCATTGTTTTGGCTCGTAGTCTGCTGGAATGAGGTATTCGAAGTTGTCGCCCTTGCCGCCCTTCTTCAGCTTGCGTTTTTTCAGCGCGTCGTTCGGTTCCGGCTCGTAACTGTCAGGCGGGCCGACTTCCATTTTTGTGACCATGCCGCCCTCACCCAGGATGTATGTCACCCGGGCTATGAGCATCCAACGGTCGTATCCGATGATCGGGTCGATGACCCGGACCAGCATGTTGTGCTTCCAGAGCTGGCCGTTTGTTTGCCTCCACCCCTGAACCTCATACGTGGTGGTCAGCGCCTTGCCCATGCGAGTGACGCTTTCCCAGTGCGCCCTTGCCTTGGCCAGCTCAGTCGTAAGCTGACCGGACTGCAGGATCACCATCACCCGCCGACGAGTAACTCGGGGGTCCGTGACCGTTGCCGAAACCTCGGCTGCGGCGGCGCCGAACTCGTCATCGGTGCCGCTCTTCTGGCCAAGCACTCGGTACTCGGAAAACACCGCGGAGAAGTCGAGCCCGGCACTGCCGGTCTTGATGTTCTTGCCCACCTCAAGCGCGTCGAACGCTTTGCCCTCGCTTCCCGGCCTGGCCAACACCACCAGCCCGGTGGCATCGTCAGTCGAGAAAACCCTGAACAGCGTGAGCAGTCGGTCGATGGATTCGAAAACCGTTTCGCCGGGCTCGATGGTGTGGTCCGAAAGCTTGGCGCCCTCGGGAATCTCGCTGCGCACCTTCAGCCCGTAAGGTGCCGCAAGCGCAGAAACGATCGACAGCACGCTCTGATTGTTCCACTGGCCCGGCTCATTGATTGCCGCGCAATCGACCAGGTCGGCGGTCAGCGACCGCCCGCTGATGGACATGGTGATTTGCTTGTCGTCATAATCGATCGGCGAGGCGAACACCCATCCAGTAAGCACCAGGTCATCCCCGATTCGAATCTGGCACTTATCCCCTTCTTTTATCGGTCGCCCTATGGTCTGTCCTGGCCACTTCCACGTGACGCTCAAATTGAACGAACGGGCCTGATCCTCAAGGCCGGGGGCGATCTCCACCGATTTCCAGCCAGAGTAATCCGAGCCGTTGACGCTGAGCGTCACGGTGTTTTCATCTTCGTCCACGGGTTACCTCTGGGCTATTTTGATCGGCAGCGCTGGCACAAACCCTGGGTGGTGTATGCGGTTTCGCTCCACAACTTCGGACTCACGCGTAGCGTCGCCGAAGCGCCGGTACGCCAGGACCAGAGCAGAAAGGGTTTCTGGCGGGGTAATTTCCACAAGGCGAACGCCGGAAGCAGCAACCGCCGTCAGGTGTTTGACGATTGCCTGCCGCAGGGCATTGAGCACCAGGTAATGAGCTGAGTCAGCTTTCATCGATGCCTCAAGCATCGCCTCGTTCAATCCGTCGCGCAGCTCGAGCACATCATCTGCCACCGGTACCTCAGGCCTTTCAAAGGGCTGCACGGCCTGTTGATCCGCAGATGGCGTTGTGTCCGTGGAAACAGGCTGTGAGGCGACCGGCATTTCGCTGACGATCAGAGCGATCTGAACGAGCAGTGCGTCCTGCACCAGATCGGCCGTCGCCTGAGATGCCGCGGCCGAGTCGACACCACCAAACGTACTGGCGGTATTGATACTGCTCACCGCTTCGGCCTGCTGGCTCGCGGTGGCGACGGTGTTGCGATAGCTGGAGTCGTTGCCCAGGTAGTCCTGAACTGAGAAGTCGCTGAAATAGCTGGAGAACAGTTCCGACAGCGAGCCGGGAGCATTCATGATCGACTGCGCCAGCCCTGTCAGGCTCGTGAAGACGGAAACGAACGGGGCGAACTGGCGCTGGATTACGGTGTACACCGCCGACAGGTTGTTGCGCAGCCGCGCCAAGCCCAGCCTGGCCTGGTCAACCTTGGCCATCGCGGCCTTGTAGCGCGCCAGCGCCGAGTCCCACATGCTCTCGGAAGCCTTCACCACCTGCTGCTGGGTATTGACCCTGGCCACGGGGAACTTGAGCGGTGTGTCCGGATAGAACGTAACCAGCATGCTCACCATGCCGCCCTGCTGGTAGTCGTGGGTCAACTCTGCTTCGCCAGCCTTGACCTGCATTCTCCCCAGCCAAGGGTGAACCAGCTCTCCCGTGCCCGGCGTTTGAATTGCCTCGAGGAACTTGTCACGCCGCTCGAAGCAATCGTCGCCAATGATCCACACCGTAAGCCGATGCACCTGCGACTGCTTGCCCAGTTGCTCGAAGTAAGGCTCATCCCGCTGAGGGAACTCGTGCAACTGGCCTTTCATGCCCACTGGCACCGAGGCCTGGGGGATCAAGAAGCTGATCCCTCGGAACGAAGCCGGCAGCAGTTCGTCACGCCAAGTTCTTTCTGCCATTTACTGCGCCCTCATGACGCCAACGGTTCGCGTACCGACGTTGGGCTTTATTTTCAGACCGGTCTGGCTGGCCTGCGGCTGATCCACGGTCGTGCCAGGCGGCGCGCCTTTGATGTTTACGTTTATCTCGCCATTGACCTTCTGCGCCTGGGTAGCGGCAGTTTGCTGCAGCAGACTGCCAGAGGGCGGCATTTGCCCGGGACGGCTAAGCAGTTGGTTGTTGTCGATGCCAAAGGCTTGGTTGTTGGCCGCACGCCGCGACTGAGCGGCCAATGCCGCATCGGACTGGAGAAACTCCCCAGTACCGCCGCCGGCGCCGGCATTGCGTTTCTGCTGGGCCTCGGTGAAAGCGTTCACCTTGTTGGTGGCGGTCTGGATGATCCCGTCCCCGCCATCACCACCGCCGAACCATTTCATGATCGGCTCAATGATTGGCTTGAGCTTTGCCCACAACGATTGGAACCAGGCGGTGATGGGCCCCCAGTGCTTGACGATCAAGCCCAGGGGGCTCCAGTCGAAGATCAGCTTGAAGAAGTCCATGGCGGGGATCGACAGAGCTACCAGCAAATCCCACAGCGCCCCGAAGAACTTCGTCAGCGGCTCCCAGTTCGCCGTGATCAGCGCGATCGGCGTGTATTCGGCGAACTTTTTGAACCACTCCCAGGCCTGCATCACAGGCCCTCCTATTTTCGCCCATACCGCTTCGAAGAACGGTGCGACCTTGGACCAGTTCGCAATCAGAAGGCCAGCAGCGAGCGCGATCCCCCGGATAACCAAGCCGACAATCGACTTCTTAGTGACGGCATTGAAGAGCGTCATCGCCATGGTAGTGGCTATCACAGCCACTCGGAGCACGCCGTAGGCAAGAGCAGCGGCGACGATGCCTTTGATCAACCCCGGGTGCTGAGCGGCCAGCGTGGAAAGCTTGGACACCAGCGGGCCGATGATGGTCAGGAAGTCGTTAAACGGTGGCAGCAGTGCACTACCCACCTCCACGCCAAGCCGTGTCACTTTGTTCTGCAGCAGCTGCATCGCGTTGGCCGTGGTGGCCGAACGCGCTGCATATTCCTTCTGCATGGATCCGGCGTAGCCTGACCCTTCGGCGACATCCCGGAAGCTTTTCTTCAGGAGATCAAGGTTTGTAAGCAACGGGGCGATCGCGGTGACGGACTCCGACCCAAACAACTGAGTTAAAAGGCCGGCCTGCTTCTCCGGTGCGACCATTGCGATGCGGGCGAGCACATCCTCGATAGTGCCCTGCGCATCCTTCTGCATGCTCTTGGCGACTTTAGTCACGTCGAGGCGCAGAGATTTAAAAGCCTGGGCCTGCTGCTTCGTCGCGGCACTGCCCTTGGTCAGGGCCAGCATGAAGTTTTTCATGCCGGTTGCAGCAACCTCGCTCGGCACGCCCACGCCAGCCAGAGTCGCCCCCATGGCGGCGATCTGACCTGAAGCCAGGCCAGCGATTGCGCCAAGAGGGCCGATGCGCGTCACGATGTCGGAGATCTGCGCGGCCGAAGACGGGCCCACGTTGCTCAGGTAGTTGATCTGGTCGGCCAGCTTGACCACTTCGGGCTGGGTCAGCTTGAAGGAGGTGCGCCACTTGGCCATCATGTCGCCCGACTGCTCGGCAGTCTGATCAAACGCAACACCCATCTTCACCGCGTCTTCGGCGAATTGTTTCAACTCGCCACGAGCAAAGCCGGCCTGGCCGCCGGCAGCGACGATTGCGGCAATGCCGCTCGCCGCCATCGGCATGTTCTCCGACAGGTCGAGTACATCCTGCCCCATCTGCTTGAACTGCTGCGGGGTGTCGAAGTCCACCACCTTCTTCACGTCCGCCATGGCGGTTTCGAACTCGATGGCCGCCCGGGCGCCAGCAATAAACGGTGCCGCCAGGGCGCCGCCCTGCAAAGCCTCCTTGAACCCGATCTTGCCCAGGCCCGAGTTGTTCATCTGCTTGGTGAAGCCCGCAACGTTCTTACGGATCCCCGCCAGCGTCGGCGACAGCTTGTCGACGCCGGTGATCAACGCCTTGAGCTGGAACTTGTCCGCCATCACTACACCTGCTGGGATTGGTTAATGCGCTGGGCGTGCTCCAGCGATTCAAGGAGCACGTCCAGTGGCCGGGCCATCAATAGCTCCGGATCAACTTTCCAGAACCACGCCAGGTCATACGCGACCTCGATCAGCTGCTCGGTTGTGCTGATGCCGCGCTCATGAAAAAACCGGCCACCTGCCAGCTCAGCGTGTTGAGGTCCGCCAGATCGAGCTGGTTCACCGACGACGGAGGGATGCCTGCGCACACCGCGATGTATTTGGCAGCGACGTCCATGTCGAGGCTGACCTCTTCGTTTTTGTCGATCTTGTAGGGCAAGGCCTTGATGGCCCGAACTTCCTGCACGGTTGGACGACGCAGGTTCAGTTCGGTGAGGGGCTCGCCGTGCGCTTCAATAGGAACTTGCAGCTTTACGGAATCACTCATTGCCAGCTCCCTTTGATGCCGTCGAATTGCAGCTCTACCGTGCCGTCGTCAGCCTTGAACGATGGCTCATCGACCAGGTAGGCACCGGAAAGAACGTAGACGCGGCCGTTGTTGAATTCGCAGGTGACCGTCATGTCACGGCCATTCGCCAGCGTCTTGATCGGAAAGCCTGCCTCAACGATGGCCGTCATCTTCAAGTACGGCGCCAGTTCTTCTTCCTTGTAGAAGCCCGGATAAACCGTCTCCCGCTTCACTTCCATCAACGGCGCTTCCGCGCCGCCGGTGATAGTGAGCTGCGTGCCGTCCACTTTTACGTAGGCGGTACCCGCTACTTTTTGACCCATGGTCTTTTCCTCTGGAATGAAAAAGCCCGCTCAAGGCGGGCTAGGTGATCTGGGTCAGCGTTACGCCGCGGCGTCGTACTGAAGACGGAATTGGTTGAGCATCGCGAAGATGCGCAGACCGTTGATGTAGTCCGGCGGGAACAACACGTTGACCCGGCTCGGGTCCTGGGTATCGCGCTCCACGACCAGGTGCTCAGCGAACAGATCAGCGTTCTCGACGTGACCTTCCAGCTCGAGCTTCGCGTACTGGGCAATCAGCTCCCCGCGAATGGTGCTCGGCGTAACAATCGGCTGGCCAGCGCCGAAGCGGGTGCCGTCGCTGGCCAGCTTGTGGCGGCCGTACTTGCTGGTGATGACGCTTTGCATGCGGCGGATGATGTACGCCGACTGGTGCATGGTCTCGCTATCCAGGTAGGAGTTATCTGCCTGGCCGTAGGCGTTCTTCTGATAGGTGGTGATCGAGCGCTGAATGCGCACGTAACCGCCTTCGTAGTACGCCGTGGCCAAGCCGTAGTTCAGCAGCGACTGCCGCTCGGTCAGTGTGAAGCGGTCGCTCGCAGGGGCCGGATCAAGGCCCGGCATGCTGCCGCTTTGGGTTGGACGGCTGGCATCAGCGGAAATAAAGACGGCGGTGCGTGCTGCCAAAGCGGCGGCCTGCACCCACACTGGCTGAGGCACACCAACTTCCACCGCCTGGATGGTCATGTGCTGATCGTTACGGGCCTGGCCGGCAGCGACCAAAGTACCAATCGTTCCGCGCTTCGCGCTGTAGACGTGCCCGAACAGCTGCTTGGCCCAGCTCCAGCGGCCGACGTTGTCGTCCATCGCGTCCTTCCAGGCATTCAGCGACGTAGTGTCGGTCCAAGGCTGGCACAGGAACTCGAAGGGCTCATCACCCAGGGCGGCGATTGCGTCCACCTGGTCGGGCGTGCCGACGCCTGCGGTCATTTGTGTAACCGCAACGGTCATACCGGCCGGCGTCATTTCGCCATTTGACTTGCCCAGGCGATTAAGCGCGATGCTGATGTCGTTGCCGCTTTCGCCTGTCCACTTGCAGGTCAGGGTAACCACGCCCGCCGCTGAGGCCGCTGTCACTGGCAGATCTGGTGAGGCATTGATCTTGACCGCCAGCGCAGCAGCGGCGGCAGTCGGTGTCGCGGCAGACGGCACCACGGATTGCACTCGCACGCCGCCGACGTACAGGTTCAGCAAGCCAGCTTCGGTGGAAGTGCCGGCGATGGTGACAGTCGCAGAGGCGACCTCGCCGGTTTCGTTTTGCAGCGGCAGGCACCAGATCTCGCCGATAGGGTCAGTCTTGCGCCAGGCTTCGTACATTGCGGCGAGCATGGAGCCCTGCCCACCAATTTCCTTGGCCAGGGCCAGGCTGGTAACCAGCACAAGTTTGCCGATGCTCTCGCCGACGGCGCTGTCATTTACCTGACCGACGATCAGCCGGCGCATGGCCGACGAGGCGCTGTTTGCTGCCGAGTTATCCATCTCCGCATAGAACAGCGGGACACGGATATCGGCCGGGATGTTGCTGAATCCGATAGGCATTATTTGGCCACCTCGGGTTTCGCCGCGACTGCAGCTTTGGTGGTAGTGGGTTCAACGTCTTTCAACTTGACGTCGCCGTCAGCTTGGCGGCGGCGCCACCAGGCGTTGTCGGGTACGTCCCGGCCTTCAACAGGCAACAGGTCGCCAGCCTCCGGATCGGGCACAGAGCGGCCTTTGGCCGGCACCACAGTGATGCGCTTGGTCATGGTGTTACGTCTCCTGAGAAATACGCTTCGATACGCCCATCCGGGCCGGGTGATTGCAGGTTTGGATCTGCCGGGTCGATGCAGTCCATTTGGAAGTCGACACCGGTAAACCCGGTGAGCCCGTCGAGCTCAAGCTCTTGCCAGGTCTCGGCCGGCTGGTCAGGACGATCGCGTCCGACCTGGAATTCCGAGAAGAAGGTGAACTGGTAAACCACCCGGGCCCGACTGATGTGCAGCAACGCGCCCTTGCCATACTCGATGGGCGTGTATTCCGGCGATGGGATGTACCCCAGCAAGGCGCGCCATAGCTCGGCGCGTATGTCGTGCAGCAGATCATTGGCGGCCTGGCCACGTTCGTCCGTCGTATCCAGCACGATCACCACGTTGAACTGATCAGTGATGTCCTGAATGATCATGTTTTGGGCTTTGGTCGGGGTTGCAGCGTCGGCGGTTGCAATCACGTACGCAGCCGGCAAAGCCAACTGCGCGCTCTCGACGACCGCGTCCCAGTCGATGCCGCCAGCCACCCGACCAGCAAAGGACGGGCAAGCCAGCCGCAAGTGTGCGACAAGCGGGTTCAATTTCATTGGTCAAATCTCAGGTATAAAAAAACCCCGCGGTTGCGAGGTTCTTTTGGCAGAGGCGACTAGCTCTTTTTGAAACTGCTTAGGGCCGCTCCAACATCAATATCGGCGGGCAATGGTAGTGCCGACGCAGCAATGTCAGGCTCACTTGAGAATTTACCCTCAGCAAGCTGACGAGCACTTCCATTAACCGATTTGAACACGCCCGATTCATAAATCCAGATATGAGGTGAGCTACTGCCGCCGAGCGTCTTGTTCCAGCAACCGATCATAGATCGAGAGCCAACAACTTTTGGTTCACACTTAACGGAACCGCCGGGGTAAACGTCGTGGTTGAGGTAAATCAGAGTAATGCGGTCTATAGCAGCGCTCGGGGCTTCGCGCACAACCTCAACCGCAGCGGCATTTACGGACAGCGCTAAGCCGGAGGCAGCGATAAATAGAAACAACGCTTTCATGGGTAACTCCCTGTAGTCGGAGCAAGGAGCCTAACGCACGGGGTTATCTCAGTCACCCCAGGGCAGCGGCGAAAGCAGCGGAAAGAATGGATTGGACTTGCGAGGCCGAGTCCTGCAGGGCGTCGGCCATGTAGTTGTCACGCGGTTTGATGCGCCATTCACCCGCGGCTCGCTCAGCAACAGCGGCTGCCCGCACGCCGGCGGCTCGGCGGTTCGACTTCCCTTTACCAGTGCCGGGCGCAAGCTTCCCGAGTTTTCGGCCCCTCCTCACGCCATAGTGCAGATAGGCCGGGTAGAACTCTTCCATCGCAGACGTTTTGGTGGGGGAGATACGCACCAAAAAACCAGCGCGGGAAACCTTGAAAGTGACCGACTCAACCGTCGCACCGGTACGGTTGACGGGGTACCCGTCTTGCCCCTTGCCCAGCACCAGGTTCATCTGGGCGCGTTGCGTGATCAGCAAGCCGACCTTGCGCATTCCAGCGCGGATCTTCCGCTTGTCGAAGGCGTCTCGCTCCCAGTTATCGAAACCCTCAACGTGTAAGTACCCCTCAACCGAAGCCGAGTTAGACATAAATACCCTCTCCGGTTGCGGTCGCGCCCAACTCTTCGACCTCAATTATTGTGAATCGCCGACTTCCGTTCATGTCAGCTACACGCCTAACCCGGTAAATAGAGCCACCATGGACAACTTCATGCGCATCACTCATCCCTTTCAAGTAATACAGGATGACCCGGTGAGTGATCTTCACATCAGTCTGGATGCCGTTGGCATACACAACGGTACCGACGGGCTCAATTTTTGCCCACCGCTGCTTCTGACCAGTGAACATGGGATCAAGACCCTGATCAGGCGCCGGAGTATCCAAGCGCAGTCGCAGGGTGATACGCCGATCCAACTCGCCGGCACTGGGTTCGCGCATGCCGGTGGTTTCGCGCATAGCCATACTTAGAACCTCGGCGGCAAGGTGATCTCAGCCACCAAGTGATCAAGAAACGTTGACGGCAACTCAGAGAGCGCCTGCCCCACCAGAAACATCTCCGGATGTCGGTAGATGGTCGCCGCCGCCATCAACAGCCAGTTGCGTACGCCAGGGTGAAGGTTTATGTCCAGCCCAGCCTTGTACCGGATGCGGATCCGACCAGTCGGCCGAGCTACGGGGAAGTGCAGGAAGCTTTCCCGCTGGTCCTGTCGCAGATCGAAGGGGCCTACTTGCTCAACCCAGCCACCATCGGCCTGCTGGGAGAACACCGAAACAATTTCGCTTGCCTGGCCAACATCCAGGGCATGCCCGCTCTGCCGGTCAGCGGGCCACTCTTCTTCGTAAACAGCCCCACGAATTGCCGCGCCCGTTTTCGACTCACATTGAGTTGTGACGCCAGGGATGATGATTTGCTCGATCAGCTCCGGCGCCATGTCCTCCGGCTCAACACGGCACTGAAACGCCACCTGGCCAAGCGTCAGGACCGGCTCACCGAAGTACTCAATTCGACGGGCCATGACTTACGGCTTCTCGTCGTGGTCTTCGTTTTCCTGCTCTTCCTGCTGCTCTTCCTGCTGCTCTTCCTGTTGTTCTTCCTGCTGCTGCTCCTCTTGCTGCTCCTGCAACGGTGGTTTCCGAGACGCAGCCTTTTTAGCCGCTGCTTTCTTGCCATCAGCCGGGTTGGCTACTTTTTCACTGGCAGCCTTTTCTACGTAAAGCTTTGCCCGGCCAGACTCAATCAAGGCATCTGCAGCGGCAGAATCAAAACCAGCAACTTCCCCGACTGCGTATCCGCGCCAGCCCTGCTTGAATGTGACGATTTTCATATCGGTCATAGTGTTACCTGCTCAAGAAGTAGGCCCCGCCAGGCGGCAGGGCCAAGGGCTTACATACCGGCGCCCCAAGTGATACCGGTACCCACAGAGATCGACTCGACGTGACGCGGCCCGAAGTCGTGCTTGCTGATCACGCGGATCAGGGTCTGATCACGCTGGAACGCGCTGACGGTGTTACCGGCGCCATCCTTGTAGGAGGCCTCGGTGCTGATCGCAATCGCCAGCGTGGTGTCTTCACCGATGTAGCAATCGGCGAAGTTCACGAAGTAGATCTCGGACTCGTTACCGCCGGCGCCCAGGTTGACCGGCACTTGCGTGGTCAGTGCCACTGGATAGCCCTTCAACATACCGCCGTCGATTTCTGGGTAAGCCTTGTTACCGTTACCGTCGCGCAGCGATTGCAGCCAACGGATGGTGCGTGGCGCCATGATCCAGCCACAGCCCGCCAGGTCCACGTTGGCCCCTTCCAGGCGCAGCATCATGCCGCCCAGGTACAGGTCGACAATGGCGAGCGTTGCACCAGCAGGCGCCCCCATCACGTTGCCAGGCAGGGCCCAGTAGCGCAGGCCCTTCGGCAGCGAGCCGGTGCCAGCACCACGGATGAAGTGAAGATCTTCCGACAGACCCATGCTGACCGCCAGATCGCTGCTGACCTGGGAGTCGATGCGCGGGTTAACGCCCGCATACGCCAACAGGTCATTGGAGATTGGCACGATCGCAGCCGCCTTCTTGGCGGACAGCTTGAGGTCACCGAACTGCATATCGGTGATCGCAATGTCTTCCTCGGTGCCCAGGTAGGTCACCTGAGTGTTGCCAAGCACGCGAGGCATGGTCAGGTTGCCATTGTTCAGCGGCAGGCTGATGGCGCCCATCTTGCGCACCACGGACTTAGGCCGCAGCGATTCGATAACACTGGTACTGAAATTCTCGGGTACCAGCACACCACCGGAACCGGGAGTCACAGTGGAAAGCGCCATATGCACATCGGCGCCGTAACCGCCCGTCTTGGCCATTTCAGCAGCGACGTGTTGATTGCCACCGGCCTGGACCATGAGGCGCACCATTTGCGCCATCGCAACACCCGGCTTCGTTGGTTCGCTGTGAACGCTGATATGGGTTGGAGAGCCTTTATTGCCCTGCGCGCTTTCCTCGACAGGCACCGCAGCTGCCGCCGCGATACGCTCGGCGCTTTCAGCGCGAGTAATCTTCGCGGTCATTTCGTTGATCTGCGTTTCCAACTGCGCAAACTGCGACAGTTGCTCGACGGTCAGATTACCGCCGCCCGACTCGATCTGGGCCAAGGCCTGGACCTGCTCAACGAGTTTGGCGCGTTCGCTACGCATTTGAAGTACAAGGGACATGGTGCCTCCTGGGCATTAAAAAACCCGCACAAGGCGGGCTTCGACGAGTGCCGCGAACGCGGTCAGCTCAGTGTTTGAAGATTCAGCGCAGCGGCGCGAACCGCGATGCGACCGCCCGGCCGGTTCGCCCGACTCACAGCGACAGAATGGGAAAGATCATCAACGGCCTGCTGCGGGCTCTGCATTCGGTCTGCCAACCCAGCAGAAATGCCGGCCTGGCCGCGATAGAGCCCGGCCTCGGTCGCCATGACCTGTTGTACGGACAGCCCCCGGTATTCAGCGACGGCGTTAACGAAGAGCTGGTAGCTCTCCTGCACCACGTCGTTGAGGTACTTGAGCGACTGGTCGCTCAAAGGTTCGTGAGGGCTGAGATCGTTTTTGTGGGCCCCCGCAAACACAGTGGTCACCTTGACGCCCATGCCCTCCTCCATCTTGGAGCGGTCCATGTGGCTGGCAATGACGCCGATGGACCCGACACCACTGGTCTGACTCACAACCAGCTCAGTACAGGCCGAGCCAAGCAGATAGCCACCGCTGTAGGCCATGAAGTTGACGATGCCGGTAATCGGTTTCTGCTGGGCCATAGCGCGGATATCGGCCGCCAGTTCGAAAGCCCCCACGGCAGAACCGCCAGGGCTGTCGATGTCGAGCACGATCCGCTCGACCATTGGGTCAGCAACCGCGTTGCGAATTTGCCCACGCAGCTGTTCATAGCTGGTCATCGTTTCGCACATACCGATATGGCTGCCGCGACTGACCAACACTCCGCTGACAGGAATCACCTCGATGCCAGTGCGCGCGATTGCGGTTCGGCGCTCTTCTTCGCGCTGGGCGATGCGGTCCATTCCGTCATCCGACCACAGGCCGGGGGTACCCTGCCCACCAATATTGACGATGTTCAAGCTCATCACCTGGTTGGCCCAGCGAACGCCCAGGTCCAACATATCAGGCATTACCAACAGCGGCTGATTGAACAGCAGGCTGGAGGCTCTCAGGTAGTTTTTCATTGCGCCAGAATCCTCTCAATTTGTGCGTGCTGCATTTCGAGTTGCGCGCGCACCGCAGGGTTGGTCAAGTCGGCGCCGCTCTTGCCTGCGTCAACCATGTTCAGCGGCTGCATGTAGATGTCGCCACCGGTAACCGGCGGCATGTTCTCAAGGCGCCGAATGTCGTTGGCACTCAGCCAGCCCCACTGCCGTCCAATGGCATAGGCTTCGTATCGGCTCTTCTGATCACCGCGCAGTAACCCGGAGAGGTTGAACTCGATGAAGTAGTTGCGCCGGTCGGCCGGCAACAGGAAGTCGCGCATCATCGATTGTTCATGACGCTTGACCCATGGCAGCAACGCGAACACCACGAACTGAATCATCAACTGCTCAAGGGTGTTGTAGTTGGATTTCTCCAAGTCGTTAACCATGGGCAGCGGGATCTTGTAGATCCGGGCGATATCGGTACCGGTGGTTTTGAGAATCCCCAGCACCTCAGCATCCACGTTGTTCATTGAGACGGGCTTGAAGGTCATACCCTCTTGCAGCAACGCCACCTTCTTGGCGTTGTCCATGCCACCGAACTTCTGGCCCCACTGGTCGACGATTTTGTCGATGCTGCCCTGGTCCTTGATCGCAGGCGCCTCGCGCGGCCGCTCGATCACGCCGGAGACCGTCACACCGTTGGCAAAGCTCTTGCCCGTGTATTGCCTGACAGCCTGGGCCAAACCCAGCGAATCGGCGTGCACCTCAATCGGTGACAGACCAACGTAGTGGTTCGTGCTGAACCACCGCACGTGATGAACCATGCGCATTGGCAACGCTTCACCGCCACCGATCCGGTAGTAAGGCAGCATGTCGCCACCCTTGAGCACCTGCACCTTGTCGTTGCACAACGGCCAGAGCGCAACGATGTTGCCGTCATCGCGACGGTCGATAAAGCTGTAACCGTTGCCACGCAAGCCAGCGGCGCCCTGCATGCACTCCATGAATTCATACGGAGTCTGAAAACCGTTTGGCTGATACCGCAGGACGTCATACGCGGGATGGTTGATCGCTGATTCGCGCTGGCCCTTGTCCAGGCGCTTGTACATCTCACAAGGCAACTGCCCCATGGTCTCGGCTAGCAACGTGACGCAGTTCTGCAGGATCGGCAAACCCAACGCTGACTCCGGAGTGACCTTCACCCCGGAGCTGTTACGCCCGCTGCCGATCAGGCCGCGCCAGAAACCGCTACCCGTCTCCGTGAGGTTGCCGCGCCCTTCGCCGAGCACGCTTGAAAAGAACATGCTCAACCTCCTTTGGGTTTGGGTTGCGTTGCAGCAGCTGCGCGATCGGCCAGCCAGGACCAGGCCATAAGCCCGACACCCGCCACGACACACGCGGCGGGCACGTGGACCATCGCCACACCGCCAACCAGCAGGCAGAAGCCCAGCAGGCCGGACAGCCAGGACAGGATGACCAATTTCATATTCCGACCCCTTCGTCGTAGATGGATGTGCCACCGGCGCCGGCGGCCTTACCGCTGATGCCAGTAGCCATGATGGCGGCAACAATGCCGTCGATACGGCCCGTGGCCTTGGCCTTGTCGGCCTTGCGATTGTTGGCTGGGTCAGAAACGATCACCGCATTACCCGCATTCCAGGTCATCACTGGGTTACCGTCGTGGCGCAGGGTTTCGACTGTCTCGCTTTCGACCAGCTCCCACTCGCTGGGATCCAGATCAATAACGTCATCGCCCTCGGCCTGGGGAGCCAAGCCCAACAGACGCCGTTCAAACTCATCCACGGCGGGCCCCATGTCCTTGAAGCCTTGGCCGAACCCCACCATCTCGGGCAACGTGATGTCGTATTCCGACATCAGCTGCAGCAAGTCTTCGATCCGCCAGCGGTCGTATGCGATGCGCTCCACACCGAAGTAGGCAGTGATCGTAACCAGGCGCCGCAGCACGTGCAGTTTGCTGATCGCTCGCCCCGGAGTTGTTTCGAGGTGCCCCGCCTTGACCCACATGGCATAAGGCACTTTGTCGCGGTCCTCACGACCTTGCAGATCGTCGTCCGGGATCCAGAAGTACGGCAGCACCCGCCAGTGCGGATCGTGCGGAGCCGGCCAGAAAAGCAGAACGAACGCAGTCAGGTCGGTGGTACTTGCCAGGTCCAGGCCCCCAACACAGCGCCGGTTGCGCAACATCCGCATCGGCACACGCTCTTCCGCCTGCTTCCAAACTGCCCACGAAATCCAAGGGGCATCGGCCTGGGTCCACTCGCAGAAGTTCAAGCGCCGCACCACCGACTCTTGAGCGGGCAGCCCGCGGGCGGCCTTCACCTGCTCTCGCAAGTACTTGCGGCCGGGGATGCCGTCGGCCTGGCCTTCTGCGATGTGATCAAGCGAGGGGTTGACCTTCGCCCAGCAGCTTTCGTCTTTGAATGGATCGTCGCCCTCGTCGAGCGAACAGATGAAGGCAAAGAAGCTGTCGTCATCTTCGATCCCGGCGCAAATACGCACGCCCAGGTCGTGATACTGACCGCACACCGTCTTCTTGTCGGAGCCGCTATTGGTGATCATCACCACCATGGCCTTGCGGCGGTTCTTGGTACCGGCGCGCATCATGTTCACAGTGGCGGCGGTTTTGTGTTCGTGCACCTCGTCAAGCAAGCCGATGTGAGGCCGTGGGCCTGACTTGCCTTCGTCGGCACTGATCGGCCGGAAGAACGAATTGGTGTTGGGGTAGAACAGGTTCCACACCTTTTCGTCACGGCCCGACTGCACCAAGCGCGATCGGAGCTTGGTGGACATGTCGACCATCGACACGGCGTCACGAAACAGGATCATTGCCTGGTCACGTTTGGTTGCAGCGGCGTAGATCTCGGCGCGTTGCTCGCCATCCGACACCAAGCCATACAGACCAATACCAGCCACCAGCGGGCTTTTTCCCGACCCCTTACCGGTTTCGATGTAGCCCAAGCGGAAGCGGCGGAACCCGTCCACCGTCATCCAGCCGAACAGGCTGCCGATGACAAAGGCTTGCCACGGGGCCAGCAGGAACGGCATGCCTTCGTAGTCGCCACCGTTGAGGCAAAGCACCTCTTCGAAAAAACCTATGGCTCGGTTGGCCTTGCCAAGATCCCAGATCAAGCCACGCGCGGGCCCATGTTTGAGGTCTTGCAGGTGCCGCTTGCAGGCGTTGCGGACATCGGGACCTGCGACGATATCGCCGGCCAACACCGCCAACGCAAAGGCGCTGACGCGATCATCAGTTGAAGTACTTGTCTGCGGCGTCTCGTTGCTCATTGGGGAATAGCTCACCTTGCGGCGCCGGCGACGTTTTCAGATTGCGCCGGGACATAGGCGACAGGCCGAACTGTGCGCCGGCGGCGTTGGCGCGCTTTTCGGCGTCGTTCGCGAGCTGGCGAAGGACGTGCATTTGCTGCGCGCCGGTTTTGAAGGTCTGGATGTCACCGCCCAGGTCATCATCAGAAGCGTCGTTGCGCTTCGTAATCAGCCGCTGGTACCGACGCCAATCGGCGGTCGCTTGGCAGTAGGTCGCCAGCGCCATCGAGTCCAATTTAGAAACGATGCCCAGCGAAATCAGCGCCGGTACCAGTTGCTCCCATTCGGCGATCGCATCAGCTGAAAGCACGTCCGGCATCGGCGGCGCGCCAACCGGTACCGGCGGCGCCGCGACCTGCGCCAGAAGTTCGCTAACATTTTCGCGGCCACGATTTCCTTGCAGTAATTTCAGCGCCGCCGGCGTTCCAGGGCGACCCGAGTTTCCGTTTCCGGCCATAAATACCCCTACCTTGTTGATACCCCCCCTCCCTCATTTATCCCGACGTTGCACACGACGGGGGGCGAGCGGTCTAGAAGAAATTTCGAGAAAGGTTTTTCACCCCCCCTACCCTCCGGGGTGCGCTTTTTTGGTGCGTTTTCGCCCCGGGGTCACCGATTCCAGTGATGTCCAGGGTCCACCGGGCGGCCGTCAGGGTTGCAGCCAGGGACCGTGCCGGTCCGCTCCATCCGCTGCTTGGTCGAGTCGTGGCAGAACTTACAGAGGCTTGCCCAGTTTGCTGGATTCCAGAACAACTTCCAGGCAGCCTTGAGACGCGCCGGATCACCGCTGTCCTTGGCGTCCTTGAGCTTGGGCGCAACCTTGTGGTCGACAACGCTGGCGGCGACAGGACGTTGGTCGGTCGAGCACATCGTGCAATAGGGATTCTCACGCAGGTGCCCGTCGCGGGACTTCTGCCATTTGTACCCGTAACCACGTTCGGTGCTGCTGCCGCGCCGGTCATCAGACACCTTACTCATCAGCCCACTCTCCACACCCGGGCCAGGTTGCCCGAACTCTGGCACACCGACCCAACGAACACCGCCAGCAGCAGCACCAACGGCCACGAGTTACGCGGCATGATCAACTGACCCTTGCCGATGTAGACGATGACTGCGCCGGACGCGACCATCACCAACCAGGCAAGGCAACTCATGTCTCTGCGGAAACGGGCACCACGGCGCCGGAAGGTGAACAGCCGGACGAACAGTGCCACGCACAGCCAGAACGTGAACTGGGTTAGCACTTCCTGAATCACATGACTATCCATCCTGCCTCCCATGCGGTTCGGCATCGATACCGCGTCGCTTGATGATGGCGAGTGCGACCGTGACCACCAGCACCGACGCACCGAATGCAGCTGGCCCGGAGTGCTTGAACGGCCGAATGCCCCACAACTCCAACTCGCCGAGGCTTGGGGCGAACAGATAGCCCATGACGAAGGACACCAAAAGGAACACCACCCGCTTCCAGACCGGCAACTCTTCGGTGGTGGTGAAGAACACCAGCGCACCGGCAAGTGCACCGATCACGGCGAGTGCATCAATTCCGGTAAACAAACCCGTTACAGCAGCACCGGCACCGCCGGCCACGACAACAGTTGCAGCCGTGCTCGCTGGCTCGCCCATGCTGATAACTCCATTGCAGACACCCATCGGGCAGAAAAAGAAAACCCCGCCGAAGCGGGGTTAAGTGACCGGTCTAGGGAAACCGGGTGAAGCTGCACAGCACGTGCGAGGTCAGCGCCAAGGCGCAAATTCCATATCGTGGGGACTTTTTACCCTCTGAGTACGGAACCGAAAAGGGGGCAATTTCGGTTAACTGACTCGACGCAACTTTGACGCAGCTTTGAGGAGACTTTGAGGCAAAGCTCCCTGACCAGCGGTAAGCCACTTACGAGCCCCAGACCGATCAGCCAACACCTGTAACAGGCGCAGGTGCAGGCTATGCACCCAGTCATAGTAGGTCTGCTTCGCTCGGGACTGGGACCCAACCAGGTGCAGCTGCATCAACCACGTCGGCGCCGAGTCATCGGTATAACGCAGCACCGCCAGACGCTCCAGCATCTGCCCGCGCTCATCCTGGCGACCCACCTCAGCCAGAGCCGCCGCGACTTCTTGCGCAACGGCATCAATGCCAGCGCCGCCGTCCAGAAGGCTCCGCGGTCCAGGCGTACCACGCGGCGCGCATCCACCCCACTCCATGATCGTCGCCATTGGGCTGCCAAGACCGCCGGCAGAGCCACAGCGCCGCGTTTGCTCGCCCCAATGCTTCAATAGAGTTTCCATTTCTTCGATCATCGCGCCGCTCCCCCGGTCAAAAACCAACCCGACACAAAAAACGCTATACCCAACACAAACCCAACACAGCTAAAACCCTTTAAATTCAATAGCTTTAAATCAATTGTGTTGGGTGTGTTGGGTGTGTTGGGTT